TACTAATATGACTAATAATAGTTCAGACGTAGTTACTTTAAGTAGACTACACGGAGTTACATTTGTAGTTATGGATAACTTCTCAAATGAAGAAATACCATTAACAGTAAATGAAGTTATTAGTCAACGTAAGTTCCCATACATTTATACTCAAGCAGCATATACAGTAGAAGATTATAAGACTGATAAGTTTGGTAATTTACTTTCAATTACATTTGAGAATGAGCCTATTGAGATTGATGGTAAAGAGATTGAAGTATATATTACTTGGGATAGTATCAATATGACAAAAGAGTATTATGATTGCGACAAGTTAATCAAGTCAGAGGTGAATACACACGGGCTTGGAGTTATCCCTGTAGTTTCAGTATACTCTACTAATAGGGATAAAGTAATGCCTATGCCACCTTTCTATGATTTAGCTAAACTAAATATAAGTCTTTTCAATAAAGATAGTGAGTTACGTGACCAGGAGAGAGCACAAGCATTTTCAGTGTTTTACGCACAATTAGATACTAACAACTCAAATCTTACTGTTGGTCCTCACGCTATGATAACCCTTCCATTAGATCCTAGTTTATCAATCACTCCTGGTTACGCATCTCCTGCTTCTGACATTCTAGCCCATTTAATGAATTCAAGTAAATCCTTTATAGACTCAATATATCAAATGGCAGGGCAAGCAGGTGTAATAGGTATCAAATCTATTTCAAGTGGTATTGCTGAAGCATATAAGTTTAGAGGAACTAATAGTCAATTGAAAAAGACAGCAACAATTGCGGAAGATTATGAAGAGGCTCTAGCATATTTGTTTAGTCTATATATAAATCAACCAGTTGCTTATGAAGTTAGTTATACACAGAACTATGACACATTCTATAATCAGATGAGTGTTGATGATGTAGTTAAACTTAGTAACTTAGACTTACCAGTAGAAGTTAAGAATGAATTAAAGAAGGTTGTAGTTCACACATATCTTGACAATTTAACTTCAGATAAACTTGAGGAACTTGATAAAGTTATTGATAGTTCAATTGAAATAACTGAAGAGCCAACTAATACTGAAGTTATTGTTGAAAATGATAGTTCTGAAAATATATAAATATCATTGTAAGACAAACTTACATAAACAAATTAAAGTGCCTGGAGCACTTATAACAATTACCCTGGAGGTATCGGATGAATTTTGATGACTTAAAGACCGAATTGGAAAAGATTGGTAAACCTGAACTCTTGGAAGTTATGGCAGAACTTATCAATCAGGAGAAACAAAAAGGTATTGATGAAGTCTCTAAAAGAAATAAAGAGGCTCAAAGTTTAAGGAAATATAAGAAGGCTCTGGAAGCCGCAGGATTATCAGATGATGATGATTTAGAAGATTTCCTTAAAGGTAAAACAAAGACTGATGATAGTCTTAGTTTGAAATCGCTTAAAGCAGAATTAGATAGGGTTAAACAAGAAAGAGATAATGAAAGACTTTCAAGTAAAAAGAAGACCCTCCAAGCCGAACTAACAAATGCTATAGGTGATAAGTTATATGGAAGTAAGTACCTTATTAATTCTCTAGTTTCTGAAGGTGTTGTAGATATGGTAGATGGTGAGATCGTTTTCAAATATGGAGATGAACACGTAAACTTTAATGATGGTATTAAAAGAGTTTTAGATGATAACAAAGATGCTTTGAAGACTAATATAACAGGAGGCTCAAAGACAACTAAGTTTGATTCAAAACCAAGTAATATAGATAGTATTTTAAAATCAAATGATCCTGACGCAATAAAGGCTAACTTTGCTGATATTGCTAAAGAGTTAGGATTAAAGTTATAAATCAATTTTTTAGGAGATATTTATTATGTCAAGTATTTTAGCTAGTATGATTCCAAGTGAAGTTATGAACCAGTTCGTGGTTGAAAAACTTAACAAACAGTTAGTCGCAGCAAACGCTGTTGCGAGAGATTATCAGAGTACATTTGTAAAGGCTGGAGATTCTTATAAGATTCCTGCTATTTCTGGTACTGCTGCTTCAAATTACACCCTTAACCAGACAATTTCTTATGGTGCTCTTGGTGCTACTTCTGTAGTTCTTACTGTAGACCAGATGAAATATTTCAGTTATTCAGTTGACAAGGTTGACAATAAGATGGCTGCTGTAAACGCAGTTAATGCTATTGCTAATCAGGCAGCTTATAGTCTTGCTGAAGCTGCTGATACATATTTGCTTCAGACAGTTTTCAATGGTGGTGAGACTTCTGCTGGAACTGGTATTAGAGCACTTGGTGTATCTGGTACAGCAATTTCAATTGTTACTGAACAAGCCCTTGTTACAGGTTCTCTTAGTGCTGCTGTTCCTGTTATGAAGTATCTTGGTAGAATGGCACAGAGACTTGATGAAGCAGATGTTCCACAGTCAGACAGAGTTCTTATTATACCACCTTGGTTTAGTTCTTATTTGACTGCGGCAAAGATTATCACAACTTACACATCAACTGATGGTAACTTTGATAATGGATATGTTGGTAGAGCATATGGTTTTGATATCAGAGTTTCTACTAACTTGAAGAATGCTACTGCTGCTGCTGATAGTCAGGTATTTGCTCTTCATAAGTCTGCTGTTCAGTATGTAGATCAGGTTGTTGATTCTGAAATCAAAGACCTTGAAACTATGTTTGGAACAGGTATTAGAGGGCTTTATATCTATGGTGCTAAGTTAGTTCAACCTACTGCTCTTGCTGTTGGTTGGGTAACTGCTGCTTAATTAAACCTTAACTAAAGAGACTAGTCTATGTAAAAGTAGACTAGTTCTCTTTTTTATTATTATGGCAAAAGATTACGAAATATTAATTGAAAAAGATATAAATAGTTTTAAAAAAGGTATTCACAATGCCCAAATAAAAGTATCTAATTTTCTTGAAGCATACGCACGTAATCATCACAGATATAAAAATCAAACTGGAAATTTAAAGAAGTCTACTTATTTCAATGTAGCATCTGATATTATAAAAGGATATATTAATGGGGCTAGTTATGCTCCATATGTTATTGAAGGCCACGGTACTTGGAGTGGTGATGATTTTTTAAGAGAAGCAGTTATGAATAATTTAGAAAAGATAGACGCAATGATTGAGAAAGAGATTAATAAGGAGCTACAAATATAATGGCATTACAACAATATATTACATCAGCAGATATAACTTCAACAGTACTAAAAGATTTTAATGTGGCTAGTTATATTGTAAGAACCAATGATCACTTAGAGTCATTAGCAATTAGTCTTGATTGTTATCCTGAAGAGATTTCAATACCTATTAATAGTTTAGTCAAAGAGTATCTTGTAAACTATTGTAATATGATAATTAGTCAAGATAAAATTGGTACTAATAATATTGAACTTAGCCAAGATAAATATATTGTAATACATTCAATATTCAATAAAGAAGTTGAGAGACTACGTGGATATATTAGTTATGAAACATTAACTAATGATCTTGATGAGGCTGCCGATACAAGTAGAACTAATACAATTTATAGGAGTTAATATGGTTTATCTTGAAAGTATTATAAATCATATTAGATCTTTGAGTCAAGATACAAATCTAACAAATGATATAGATGTTTTTGAATTACCAACTGAAGATACTTGGAGTGGAGTAGAAGGAGAGATTCCTTCATATCTTTATACTTGGTATCTATTTGACCAATTACTACATAAGTATATAATTGGAGATGAGACTGAAGGTTGGAAATTAGATGTAAAGAATTATTGGGTTAGTTCATATGGTAATGAAAATAATTTTAAAGATGTAAAGTTTGGAATAAAAGGAGATCCTAGATAATGGCAATGATAGCCCATCCAACATCAGGAATGACTAGTAATAATGCTCCTAGCCCATATGTAGAATATGATGATTATTCTGCTGGTTCTGATCCTTTATATAAATGTTTTGATAGTTCTAATTCTACATTTGGAGCCTTTTATACATATTCAACAACAAATTTATATAACAATTGTTATGTTACT